TATGACGGCAGAACGTGGCTGTATGTAGAAAACAATGAGGTATATTTAAGAGAAAATGGAGCAAACGCATATGTGGTATTTAAAGATAATAAGCCATATGCACATTTTTTATAAGGAGGCGTGAAAAATGAAATACACATCAAATCATAATTTTAAACTGCCGGCACCGTCCGACACTATTGATGTAGAGGTGCTCAATGAGAATTTTACAAATATCGACGCACTTATTAAAACATTGGAGTCTGCTAAGGCAGATAAAAATTCACCGAGTTTTACGGGTGCACCAACCGCACCGACTGCGTCAAGCAGTACAAATTCTACACAGATTGCTACTACTGCTTTTGTGCAGGGACTGATACAAGGCATACAGACGGCATTGTCAGGCAAAGCGGACAAAAATTCACCAAGTTTTACGGGTACACCGAAATCTCCGACTCCGCCGGCATCTGATATTTCAACGAGAATAGCAACAACCGCATTTGTGCAGAACTTGGTGCAAGCAGTGGATAAAAAAATCTCCGAATTGGTATCTTCAACATTGGACAGCACTTATGCTCTGCTGTTGTTTGATAAAGATAATATCGGCACTTGCAGTAATATTGACAGTTTCGGAATTACATACAGTCAGTATCAAAACGGTACATATAAGACTGATATAGTGCAGGTCGGAAATAACGCTCAACTGCCGAATAAATCGAATACACCCGTATTTTTAGTGTCGTGGGCTGCCGAATCCGGTGACGAAAGTGAAATATATAATGTTCAGGCTGTAATCTATCCGGACGGAACGGTATATGGACGCCATAGATACTTGTGGAGTATCAGCAGTGGCATTGTGAGTAATCTTTTTTGGAATGATTGGAGTACGGATAACAATTATATTTATTATAATCCTAAAGATCATTTTGTAAAGGAATAGCGTGGGGTGATAAAGTATGCCGGAAGATATACGATTGGCAAAAGGCGAAGATTTAGATGCACTTGAGGATATAGTGAATAACCATATCGGCAGTGATGAAACTCACGTTACTGCCGGTGACAAGCAAAATTGGAACGGCAAGGCTGATGTGGCTATGCTTGAAACAGAAGGGTATCTGAAGAAAAAAGTTGTAGGCGTACTGCCATCAATGTCTGTTGAATTTGGTTTTTCAGACGGTGTTTCAAAATTCAATGCTATAAATAGATGTACTGTATCCGTTGCGGAAGAAAGTGACGGCAACAAGTATCAAAAAATTGTAACCGGTTCAAATGCTGCGAATATGTATGCTTTTGCTTATCTTGACTTTTCAAAATATACGGCTAATGCAAAAGAACTGATAATTGAGTTTGATACGAAAATAAATACCGACCGCTGGTATATAGGACTGTCTGATTTGTCACAGCGTCCGGGAGAATCAAGCAGAGGTTCGTATGACAGTACAGGAGTTGTTTTCACGCAAGGTACAAAAGACGGAAAGTATTATTACATAAACAGTGACTTGACGTGGAAAGACAACTTTTTTAACTGTTGGGTTCATAGCCGAATAGAAGTCAATTACGAGTCAAAAACGGTATCATATTGCATTACAAACAATAATGAATCAGCAAAATTAAGCGGTGAGATTGCTTTCTATGATAAGTCCGCAAGTAAGGTTACTGGACTTGAGATTTATTCTTATGTAAATAGCGTTGAAATGGGGATTGACAATATAAGCATAACATCAAAATCGGGAAATGAAAGTGATGACGAAAGAACCGTATATATAGTGGCAGAAGACGAAGATATAGCGGAATATATCTATATAGACGGAAAGCCGATTTGTATAGGAAGGAGTGATATATTTAATACAATAAAAGACCTGCTCGAAAGAGTAGAAAAATTAGAAAATAACTGATAAGGGGGGTACTGACTATGGAAAGTACGGTTGTTGTGGCGATTTTGTCGCTTGTAGGAACGCTCGGCGGTTCTATTATTGCAGGTATTGTTTCAAACAATAAGACACTGTACAGAATTGAACAGCTTGAACGCAAAGTAGAAAAACACAACAGTGTTGTTGAACGAGTGGCTATTGCGGAAAATACACTTAAATCTCAGCAGCACCAAATTGATGAACTGAAAGGGGATATGTAAAATGATTAACTGGAAAGTACGAATGAGAAATCCTATGTTTTGGGCACAGATATTGCTGTCTGTAATTATGCCGATACTGGCATATCTCGGACTTACAGCCGAGGATTTAAACTCGTGGTCGGTATTGGGGGAAGTACTTATAAAGGCGGTTTCAAGCCCGTACATTTTGAGCCTTGTAATTGTCAGTGTATATAACGCAATTACAGACCCTACAACAACAGGATTTACAGACAGCAAACGTGCATTGACATACGATACACCTAACGATGATAAGGAGTAAGAGATGACTGCAATAGATAAATTGATTCAGACAGCCGATAATGAAGTCGGCTATTTGGAGAAGTCAAGTAATTCACAGCTTGATGATAAAACAGCGAATGCCGGTATGAACAATTATACTAAGTATTGGCGTGATATAAAAAACGAATATCAAGGACAGCCGTGGTGTGCGGTGTTTGTTACATGGTGCTTTACCAAGGTTTTCGGAGTGGATAAGGCACATCAATTATTGAAGCATTATCCGTATGTATATTGTCCGACAATGTCGGGACTTTTTAAATTGTACGCAAATCCGAAAAGGGGCGATATTGTTATATTTAATCATAACGGGGTATTTACGCATACGGGAATTGTAACCGGCGTGGACGGAGATTATTTCGCTACTGTTGAGGGAAACACGTCAGCCGGAAGTGCGGTTGTTGCAAACGGTGGCGGTGTCTGCAGAAAAGGATATTATATAAGTAATCTTGCGGGAACAAAGTTCTGCAGACCGGATTATGAAACGGCAGAAAGCGAGGAAGAAATTATGAGTAAGGAATATACGGAGTTGAAAGCAGAAATCGCAAAATTACAGGCTGATATGAATAAACTGAACAGCAAAATGATTTACAATTATGTTGATGACAATATGCCTGAATGGGCAAGACCTACCGTTCAGAAAATGATGGATAAGGGATTTCTTAAAGGTGACGAAAACGGCTGTCTGAGCTTGACCGATGAACTTCTGAGAGTCTTTGTTATAAATGACAGAGCAGGAGTATATGAAAACAGATGGGATGGTAAAAGTGAATAGTTGAGTTTATGCCCGTTAGAGATTGATTTTCTTAACGGGCATTATTTTTATTATTTGAGAACCACAATATATAAATAACAGAGGTGATTGCAATGAATGAAGAGAAAGATGTACCTATAACACTCGGAGAAAAATATATGCTTACCATAAGAGAAGCAAGTATATATTTCAATATCGGAGTCAAAAAAATCCGCAGACTGGCGGAAGATAATCTCGGAGTATTCTCTATTTACAGTGGCAACAGATATTTAATAATACGTCCTAAATTTGAGGAACATCTCTGCCGAATTTCTACGATATAAATTGATTTTATTTGCCGTAAGTAGTTGACTTTATGAGCTTTTAGAGTGATATATAGTGTAAGCTGAATTTGGCTTAGAATCAATGACAGGAGGATTTTTATTATGGTAGGCGGGCTAAAACCGAGCGAAAAGTACACGCTTTTAATAAGAGAGGCGGCAGAGTATTTCGGGATTGGTATTAAAAGAATGAGACGGTTGGCTGAGAATAACGATGGTGATTTCAGCTTTTATGCAGGGAACAGATATGTTATTATCAGACCGAAGTTTGAGGAATACTTACTTAAAAAAGCGGAGAGGAGAACGGACAGTTATGCAGAGAGTGGCAGCAGAGAATAAGGATTTATTAAATCCGTCAGAAACAATTGAATATTTTAAACTTAGCAGAAGAAAGTTTTATGCTCTTATCAGAGAAAAGCCGGATAATGATTTTATCATTCTCTATGGTAACCGCAGGCTGATCATCCGAACGGCATTTGAAAAGTATATCTTAAAACACCCGGAGCTTAGGAGGCGCAGATAATGGGCATCAGAGGAAGAATAAGACGAGATTCAAAACACAGAGTTTTGAGGGCTGGAGAGTCAATAAGAGCGGACGGAAAATATCAGTTTAAGTATCATATAGCAGGCAAACCGCATTTTGTGTACAGTTGGAAACTTGAAC